AAGATGGATTTAAAATCAATCAAAAACAAACTGAGTGCCTTACAGACATCCGGGCAGAAAAAAGAAAAAGTAGATTATTCAAAATATCTATGGAAACCAAAACAAGAAGGTAAGTATCAAATTAGAATTGTACCATCTAAATTAAACAAAAACAATCCATTTAGGGAAATATTTGTTCATTATGGTATGACTAAATTCCCAACATACGCCTTAACCAATTGGGGTGAAAAGGATCCAATTGTAGAATTCGTAAAACAATTACGTACAACCAGTGATAAAGAAAACTGGAAATTATCTAAAAAATTAGAACCAAAAATGCGTATTTTTGCTCCTGTAATCGTTAGAGGTGAGGAAGACAAAGGTGTTCGTTTATGGGAATTTGGTAAAGAAATTTACGTGCAATTATTAGGTATCGCTGATGATGAAGATTATGGTGACTACACTGATATGAATGAAGGTCGTGATTTTACTGTTGAAGCAGTAATGGGTGATGTTGGTGGTCGTCAAGGCTTAAAGTCATCAATTCGTATTAAACCAAAAACATCTCCATTAAGTACTAGCAAAAATGATATTGAGTTATGGTTAGAAGAACAACCAGATATTCTTGAGATTCAAAATACCTACAAGATGACTTTTGATAAAATGAAAGAAATGCTTCAAAACTTCTTAAACCCAGAAGATGCTTCTGATGAAATAGATGAAGTTGAAGAAGAAACAACTGTTACTGCTGCTGGAGAAGATTTACCGTGGAAAGATGATAAAGAAATTGAAAAATCTAAACCAACTAAAAACTATGAGTTAAAAGCACCAGCTGGTAAAGTATCAAAAGCAGACAAATTCGACTCTTTATTTGAAGAAGACGAAGACTAAAATTTAAAATAATTTAAAATGGCTAAAACAAACGACAAAGATTCGTTAATGGAAGCAGTCTCTAAAGAACTTAAATCTAAATTTGATTTAAATAAATTTAAAGAGAAGAAATCATTAGGCGGAAATGTAAAGTTCAAAGATCAAGCATGGATTCCCTTCTCAACAGCAATGCAAGAAGCACTATCTATTCCTGGAATAGCAATGGGTCATATAAATATAGTACGTGGAGGTAGCAATACTGGAAAAACTACTACATCTATAGAGGCAGCTGTATCAGCACAAAAAATGGGTGTATTACCTGTTCTTATTATTACTGAAATGAAACACAGCTGGGAACACTGGCAAAAGATGGGTTTCGAAATGAATGAAATAAAAGACAAAGATGGTGCTGTAATTGATTATGATGGATTCTTTATTTATAAAGATAGAGGTAAATTAAATTCAATTGAGGATGTAGCTGATTTTATTATTGACATTTTAGATGAACAAGCAAAAGGGAACTTACCATATGACTTATTGTTTTTATGGGATTCAGTAGGGTCAATTGCCTGTAGAATGAGTATTGAACAAGGTAAAAACAATCCAATGTGGAATGCAGGAGCAATTGCAACTCAATTTGGTAATTTTATCAATCAAAGAATCATTTTATCTAGAAAGGAAGAAAGTAAACATACAAATACATTCTTAATCATCAACAAAACAGGAGTAGCTCCAGCTGAAAATATCTTCTCACAACCGAGAATGACTAATAAAGGTGGAAATACATTCTATTATGATGCTTCATTATGTTTGACTTTTGGTAATGTTACTAATAGTGGAACATCAAAAATCAAAGCTCAAAAAGAAGGTAAAGATGTAGAGTTTGCTTTAAGAACTAAAGTAGCATGTGATAAAAATCACGTAAACGGAATCACTACTAAAAACACAGTTATCAGTACAGTACATGGTTTTATACCTGACGATCCTAAAGAGATCACTAAATATAAAAAAGAGCATTCACATGAATGGGCGGATATATTAGGAGAGGGAAATTACAAAACTGTAGAAGATAATAGTGAGTGGAATGAAAAAGTAGATGTTACGGATATTGTAGAATCTGAAGACTAAAATTATGAACAATAAAGATTTACTTAAACTTCTTGATGGAATCAAAGAAGATATAGTACCAATCCCCGAAGAAACTGGAGAAAGAACTCTAATAGTAGATGGTTTAAATCTATTCTTAAGAAACTTTGCAGTATTAAATTATATAAATGCGGAAGGTACACATATAGGAGGTTTAGGTGGATTTTTACGTTCATTAGGGTCTTTAGTTAAACAATTAAAACCTACATCAATTTATATTGTATTTGATGGAGTGGGTTCTTCTATAAACAGGAAGAATTTACTCCCTGAATACAAGTCAGGAAGAAATGTTAATAGAGTTAACAAAACTTCTTTTGATAGTGTTGAAAAAGAAAACGAATCTAAAACAGACCAAATTATACACTTAATTCATTATTTACAATGTTTACCAGTTAAAATTTTATCACAAGATGGAGTAGAAGCTGATGATATCATTGCGTTTTTAAGTAAAGAGCTTACTCAAGATAAGAAAAATAAAGTATATTTAGTATCTGCGGACAACGATTTTCTTCAATTAGTAGATGAAAATATATTAATGTATAGATCTGTAGAAAAAGAATTTGTAACGTCAAAAGATGTAAAAACAAAGTATGGAGTTCATCCTCACAACTTTCTTATTTATAAAACATTAATGGGAGATAAATCAGATAAAGTAGGTGGTGTTAAAGGTTTAGGTCAAAATAAATTTGAAAAATACTTTCCTGAAGTAATGGGTTCAGAAGAATTAACTATGGACCACATTTATGATATTTGTGCTTTAAAATTTAAAGAACATGTTATATACTGTAGAGCATTAGAAGATTTTGACAATTTAAGAAAAGCTCATAAGATTATGAATTTAAGTAATCCTATGTTGGATGAGCAAGAAAAAGAATATATATTTAATCAAATAAAGGAATCCCCATACGAATTAAACATTGAAACGTTTTTAAGATTCTATCATAAAGATGGATTAGGAAATGTTTTGAAAAATGTAGATTACTGGATACGAGATAATTGGGTATTAGTTGACAAATATAATAAAGCAAAAAATAAGTTATGACATTAAATTCACTAGAGAATTACGGAATTGGATTCCAAACCAAAGTAATATCAGCTTTACTAACTGATAAACCATTTTTACAGAATGTTAATGACATTATAACTGAAGAGTACTTTTCAAATACAGCACACAAATGGATTATTGATCAAGTAATAAAATACTACACCAAGTACCACACAAATCCAACAATGGATGTTCTTAAGGTAGAAATGAAAAGAGTTGATAATGAAGTATTACAACTCTCTATTAAAGAACAACTAAAAGAAGCATATAGATCGTCAGATGAATCTGATTTGACGTATGTTAAAGAAGAATTTACAAATTTTTGTAAAAACCAACAACTAAAAAAAGCGCTTTTAAATTCGGTTGACTTACTTAAAGCAGGTGATTATGACTCCATTAGATCATTAGTTGATAGCGCTTTACGCTCAGGTCAAGACAAAAATATTGGACATGAATATAACAAAGATGTTGAATCTCGATATATAGAAGATGATAGAAAACCTATCCCAACACCTTGGAACTTATTTAATGAATTAATGCAAGGAGGTTTAGGTCAAGGAGATTTTGGATTAATATTTGGTAACCCAGGTGGAGGCAAATCATGGTCATTAATTGCTATGGGGGGATATGCTGTACAATTAGGTTATAATGTTATTCACTATACATTAGAATTAGGTGAAGGATATATAGGAAAACGATACGATGCGTTTTTCACTGGAATTCCTGTTGATAAATTAAAAACTGAAAAATCACGAGTGGAAGAAGTAATTGCTGAATTACCAGGAAACTTAATTGTAAAAGAATTTTATATGGGTAAAGCCACTATTTCTACTATAGAATCGCATATTAAAAAATGTATTGACTTAGATTTCAAACCAGATTTAATTATTATTGATTACGTTGACTTACTTTCATCAAAGAAAAAGAATCGTGAACGTAAAGATGAAATTGATGATATTTATGTAGGCACAAAAGGCCTAGCACGAGAATTAAAATTACCAATTTGGAGCGTATCTCAAGTAAATAGAGCGGGTGCTAAAGATAATATTATTGAAGGTGATAAAGCCGCAGGATCTTATGATAAGATTATGATTGCAGATATAGCAATATCTTTATCAAGACAAAAGAAAGATAAAGTAAGTGGAACAGGTCGTTTCCATATTATGAAAAATAGATATGGAATGGATGGTATGTCATATAATGCAAAAGTAGATACATCAAATGGACATATCGAAATTTTAAATGAAATGAGTGAAGATGAAGAAGATGCGCAAATGAAATCATCTCCAAAACCAAACAGTATGGGATTAGATAACTTAGATAGAGAATATTTACAACAACAATTTTTTAATTTAAACAAAAACAATTAATAAGTTTGGAAATTCAAAAAACCATACTTATATTTATAAAAAAGAATTTATGTCATTAACAGAACCTAGGCATTTTTACAAGCCTTTTGAATACCAACAAGCCTTTGATTTCTTTAAAGATCAACACCGTAGTCACTGGCTAGCAGATGAAGTACCATTAGCATCCGATTTAAATGATTGGAAACTTAAATTAAACGAATCAGAAAAGAATTTAATAGGTAATATATTAAAGTCATTCGCTCAAACAGAGGTTCATGTAAATGATTACTGGTCAACTAAAGTATCACTTTGGTTTCCAAAACCTGAAGTACAAGCAATGGCTCGTGTATTTGCTGATTTTGAAAGTATACATGCTGAAGCATATGCTCGTTTAAATGAAGAATTAGGTTTAGATGATTTTCAAGCATTTATGGAAGATGAAGCGTCAAAAAGCAAAATTGATCGTTTAATTGAAGTACCAGGTGAAACATTAGAAGAAAAAGCAATTTCATTAGCTATATTTTCAGCATTTACTGAAGGAGTAAATTTATTCTCTTCATTTGCTATATTAATGTCTTTTCAATTAAGAAATTTAATGAAAGGAACAGGACAAATTGTAGAATGGAGTGTTAGAGATGAATCGTTACATTCAAAAGCTGGATGTTGGTTGTTTACAACTTTATTACAAGAATATCCTGAATTAAATACACCTAAATTAAGAAACCACATTACTGAAGCATGTGACTTGTCAGTTCAGTTAGAATATGACTTTATTGATAAAGCATTTGAAATGGGTGACATTGAAGGTCTAAATAAAGATCAATTGAAAGCATTCATTAAAGCAAGAGCAAATGAAAAAATGATTGAATTAGGTTATTCAAATCTTTATAACGATATTGACCCAAATTTATTAAAACAAATGGAATGGTTTGGTCATTTAACAAGTGGTAAAACACATCAAGATTTCTTTGCAGGTAGAGTTACAAATTACGCTAAGTCAGTAGGTGACTGGAGCGATCTATAAAAATAAAATTATGATAAAATTAACAAATTTATTAAAGGAAATAATAGATATATATTCTCCTGAGGAACTAAATTCTAAAGAAATAGAATATGAAATTACTCAAGAGTCTAAAACTCGTTTTTCTGTTAATATAAAATATAAAGATCAATACTATAAGTTAAAAATACTACCTTTATTTAACCCAAAACGTCCATCTATAAATTTTGGTGATACTGATGAAAATTATGAAAATTTAAATTTAGAACAATTGTTAAATTCTCCATATTCTTCTAGGATATTAGCAGCTATTTTTGGATTAATTAGATATTGGGTAGATAAATATAATGTTCAAGAATTTGAATATGGTGCTGATGGTAATACTCGAACTAAATTATATGATTATTATTTAAAAAAACACTTTCCTGATTTTAAAAACATTCAAGAAAAATATGGTGATACAATTTTACAAACATGGAAGAAAATATAATATACAAAATTGAAATTCTTCAACTTATTGAATTTAAATACAATATTAAAATAAAAGACGAAGAAGTAGAAAATATAATTACTTTTGAGAACTTAATTGAATTAATAAAAACAAAAATATGAGCATACACGTAGACACAAGTACATGGATTAAAGGAAAAGATTACCCATTATGGTTTGATCAAATTGGAGTAGATATGGTATCTAAAGGTTACTTATTACCAGACGAAAATGTATTTGATGCATATAAAAGAATTAGTAAAGCAGCTGCTCGAAGATTAAAACGTAAAGATTTACAACCGTTTTTCTATGACGCAATAGTTAAAAATTGGTTATGTCCTGCATCTCCTGTTCTATCAAACATGGGAACAGAAAGAGGAATGCCTATTTCATGTTTTGGAATTGATGTAGGTGATTCAATTGAAGGAATTGCTGATGCAAACTCTGAATTAATGAGATTATCGTCTCAAGGTGGTGGAGTAGGAATTGGTTTATCAAGAATCAGAGGAAGAGGAAAAAACATTAAAGACAATGGCGTATCAGAAGGCGTAGTGCCTTGGGCTAAAATTTATGATTCAACTATCTTAGCTACTAATCAAGGTTCAGTACGTAGAGGAGCAGCATCAGTAAATTTAGATATTAATCACCCAGATATTGAAGAATTTTTAATGATTCGTCGTCCTAAAGGAGATGTTAATCGTCAATGTTTAAATTTAAATCAATGTGTTGTTATTGATGATGAATGGATGGATAAATTAGAGAATAAAGATCCTAAAGCACAAAAGTTATGGGGTGAAATTCTAAAAACACGTTTAGAAACAGGTCAACCATACATCATGTTTGAAGACAATATTAACAATGCTAATCCTGAAGCGTATAAGAAAAATAATTTGCAAGTTACAATGACTAACATATGTGTAACAGGTGATACTAAAATTCATATCAAAATTGGAGATGAATTAAAAGAAATTGAAATACAAGATCTTGAATTTACTCTCCAAACCAATCCAGAGGTTTATATCTTAAGTTACAACCAAGACACACTTAAAAAAGAATATAAACTAATCACCAATTTTGGTATGACCAACCCAGAGGCGGAATTATTAGAAATAGAGGATGAAGTGACCAGATTTAAATTACAATGCACACCCGAACATAAAATATTAACAAAAAAACGTGGCTGGGTTGAAGCACAACATTTAACAGAAGAAGATGAACTTGTTTATTAAAGAAACAATTACAGAAAAAATTCCTACCTCTAAGGGTACATTTTTAGGGTTACCTAAAAGTCAGTCTACTAGAAATTTGGAGGTAGGGGATTATTTTTGTATATTTGATGAAAAAGAAGATCTATTAGTTTTTATTCAAAAAGAATGGGAAAAAATATGGTTTTTAAATGTTGTAGAAGATACAATAGTAGGTGAAATAGAATATAATGTTTTAACAGATAAAACAAATGTAATTGAGTCTACTGATAAATTTGTTAATATATATAATCATGAATCAAACCAATTAAAAACACAATTAAATGAAAACATTAGAATTAAAACAACTCATTAAAGAAGAAATATCTAAGATATTAAAAGAAAATGAAACTGTAGATAGAATATTAGATAAAATCACAATTCAAGGTAAAGATTCATTAACACCTGAGGAAAAAGAATATTTAGAAAGATATTCTAAAGGTGAAAAAAATATTCCTGAACCTATAACATTGCGGAATAAACCTACTTCTACATCATCTGCTAAAGCCCAACAATATCCCTACTCAGAAACTCCGAAAGAGATAGAAGTATATGATAATATTGTTCAAGAATTTTTAAAACCATTAATTGATATTATATCCCAACAATTAGGAATTTCATCAAAAGATATTAGAGCCTCATTTGGTGGTATATGGAAAAAAGATAATGAAATGTTAAGTATTCAAATTAAACTGCCCAATGATAAATGGAAAGAACCATGGACTGGAAATAATTTAATTATGCAAACTGAAAGTGGTGATGGAATTGTTATAAGCACATATCACGGAATTAAAAAAGAATATGATGAAAGACCAGGAGCTACTCTTCCTGAAATTGAAGAAGCATATGATGATTTATATCTTAATATAAAAAAAGAAAAAATCTTAAATTTAATTAAAATAAAACTATCTCAATTTATGGCTGGATTTACAGATTATAATTCTATTGCTCCTAACACCCCTATCTTATACACAGGAAAATAAAAACAAATAAATTATGGAAAATCTAGTTATTCTATCAAAACAAAACATTAATGATTATCAACTTACAGAATCATTTAAAAATAATGTCCTAACATATGATGATGAAAATTTAATCAACATGTATTCTCGATTTGAATTTGCAATTAACCCTGACACAAATCATTTATACTCAAGACATATAGTTTTAGGCAGAGTTAGAGAATGGGAAGAATATACACCTAACAATTAACTTCTTAGATTTTTTCTTAGATCTACAATATTTATAATCGATGGGACGTATCAAAAAATACCAAACAGAAAATGAACGTATTCTCAAACAACGAGAATATAGTAAGAAATATTACTGGTCTAATAAAGAAAAAATAGATGAAAAACTTAAACAAAAATATCACGAACGAAAAAAATCTTAAATATATTGTTTATATAACAACTAATTTAATAAACTATAAAAAATATATAGGTTCTCATGTTTGTAAAAATTTAAATGATGGATATTTAGGAAGTGGTACTTCTCTTAAACAAGCATTTAAAAAATATAGTAAAGAAAATTTTAAACGAGAAATTTTAGCTATAGTAGACTGTCCTAAAGTAATGAAAGAGTTAGAAGAATATTATATAGATTATTATAGTGCTTTTACCTCTAAATTATTTTATAATAGAAACAGAAAAGGTGTTGGGTATCCGTATGGAAGGAAGAAACCTGAATGGCATAGTGAAAACCTAAGAAAAGCCCATTTAGGTAAACCAAAAGGGCATAAAGGTAGAGTTTCTCCAATGAAAGGAAAAACACAATCTATCGAATCTAGAGAAAAAGCTAGACTAAACAATATAGGAAAAAATAATAAAACAGTACTGCAATTTGATTTAAATGATAATTTTATTAAAGAATGGGAATCACAAACTATAGCAGCACAATTTTTAGGTAAAAAAACAGGATCCGCTATTGGAGAATGTGCAAAAGGAAAAAGACCAACAATTTATGGTTATAAATGGAAATATAAAGAAAACTAAAATATGGGATTAAAAATAACAAAACTCCAAACAAAAAAACCGGTATATGATGTAACAGTACAGGACAACCAAAATTTTTACGCAAATAATGCAGTAGTACACAATTGCACTGAAATTGCTTTATACACAGACGAATTACATTCATTTATTTGTTGTTTATCTTCATTAAATTTAGCTCGTTGGGATGAATGGAAAGATTACAAATTCGAAAATGGAATGACTTTACCTGAACTATCAACTTGGTTTTTAGAAGGTGTATTACAAGAATTTATTGACAGAGCTAAAAATATTAAGTTTTTCGAAAATACAGTTCGTTCAGCTACTAAAGGTAGAGCAATTGGATTAGGTGTTTTAGGATGGCATACGTTTTTACAAGCAAAAGGTATTCCATTTGTAGGTATTCAAGCAAATGCTCATACAAGAATGATCTTTGATTTTATGGAACAAGAAACAAAGAAAGCATCTAGAGACCAAGCTGAATTATATGGTGAACCAGAATGGTGTAAGGGTACAGGATTAAGACACACACATCATTTAGCTCCAGCTCCAACAGTATCAAATGCTCATATTTCAGGAGGTGTTTCTCCATCAATTGAACCTATTCCAGCTAATGTTTATAACTTAAAAACAGCAAAAGGTGTTTTTATTAAACGAAACAAAATATTAGAAGAATTATTAAAAAGCAAAGGATACAATATTGATAGTATTTGGGATCAAATTTTAAAAGATCAAGGATCAATTTTAGGTTTACCTGACTATGTTTTAACTGATGAAGAAAAAGAAACATTCTTAACATTTAAAGAAATTAATCAATTAGAAATCGTTCGTCAAAATGCTATTCGTCAAAAATATGTTGATCAAGCAATATCATTAAATTTATGTTTCTCGCCTGATGATTCTCCAAAATGGATATCTCAAGTACATAAAGAAGCTCATAAATTAGGTATTAAAACATTATATTACTTAAGAACAGAAAGTGTATTAAGAGGAGACAATTTACAAAGATTATCAGAATGTGTTTCATGTGAAGCATAATAAAATAAAAATATGGCATTAAAACCTCAATCGATCAGAAAAGGAACAACTATTTCACTAAACGGAAAAGTAGTAGAAAAACCAGAAATTATAGAGTTAAGTACTCAATGGAGTGAAGCTCAAATTAATTTCTTTAAAAAAATGCTCCAACAAGGAGGTGAATTAAGGATTAATGGTATGTTTATAAAAATAGTTACACAAGACAAAGTAGTAAATTCAGCAGGAGACAAAGATTCAGGAGTCATAGTAGTACCAGGACTAGATCAAAGATTTTAAATTATGAAAAAATATTTTTTACCAATACTAATAGCACTATCTGCACTATCAATTAGTGCAGCAGCTGCTTATTACAGCGTTACAGGTTTAGCAAAATTATTTGCTGGAGTAGAAACAGCAGTTATATGGATGGCTTCATCTCTTGAAGTAGCAAAATTAGTAGTAGCATCTTTACTTTATCAATATTGGAAAGAACTAAACAAAGCATTAAGAGTATATCTTATAATTGCTTTAACTACATTAATGATTATTACATCAGCAGGTATTTATGGATACTTAAGTAGTGGGTATCAAGACACAGCTAATAAAACAGGTGTTGTAGATAAGGAAATTGCTTTAGTTGACAACAGAATTAAAACACAAGAATTAAGTAAAGAATTTACGTTACAACAACTAAAAAATACTCAACAAAGTATTGCTCAATTAAGAGGAGCATTAGGTAACAACACTCAAACCCATAAAGACAAACAAGGGAATATCTTAACTACTTCATCATCAGCAAATAGAAAATCATATGAAAAACAACTTGAATTTGCTTTAGGTGAAGAAAAAACTTTAACTAATAAAGTAAATATTTTAGATTCTACATTGCTAGTACTTTCAGAAGAAAAACTAGCCAAAGAATCAAATGCTGAGTTAGCAGGTGAGTTAGGTCCGTTAAAATATATCGCTAAATTAACTGGAACAGCGATGGATAAAATTATCAATTGGTTTTTAATGATCATTATATTTGTATTTGATCCGTTGGCTATAAGTTTAGTAATCGCTGCTAACTTTGCTTTTAATCAAATAAAAAATCCTAATAAATTAGCTATATATAATGAGAAACCAGTTGAAGTAAAACCAATTGTAACACAACATAAAGTTGACGATACAGTAGTACCACCGATCCCAACTGAATCATGGTACAATTATGTTCCTCCTGTTTTTAGAAAAAAGAAAAAAGATGACGATGAAATAATCACTTACTAGGATTACTAAGTCTTAAAACGTATATTTAAATAAAAAAGTTATGATTAAAGTATCACATGAAGTCCCTCTATGTTTGTTAGAGGAAAGTTTAAAATTTAACAATTACGATTACTGCTTACCCCATTTAATGGACGAAAATGAAGAATATAAACAATTCTTTATTAGATCAAAAGCAAAAGGTCGTCATATAATGATGGACAACAGTTTACATGAGTTAGGACAACCATATTCTGAAGATAGATTGTTTTATTGGTTAGATTGGTTAAAACCACAAGAATTCTTTGTAGCAGATTATTGGGAAGACAAAACCCAATCAATTGTATCAGCTAAAAAATGGATTAATTGGCAGAAAAACTATCCTAAAGTAACATTTATAGCAGTAGTACAAGGAAAATCGTATGCTGAAGTATTGGAATGTTATCAAACATATAAAGATTTAGGATATAAGAAAATAGCATTTAGTTATGGGGCGTCTTACTATAACGATATTTGTCCTCACCCAAACAAAAATCTAGGAAAAGCATTAGGACGAATTCAAGTAATATCTCAATTATTTAAAGATAAAATAATAAGTAAATCAGATTCAATTCATTTATTAGGATGCTCAGTACCTCAAGAATTTGGGTGGTATAATGATATGCCTTTTATCAAATCAATAGATACATCAAATCCAGTTATGGCAACATTAGATGGGATTGAATATGAAGGTTATGGGTTAATGAATAAACCTAAGTCATGTATGAATGATAATTTTAATATGAATATAAAAGATATTAATTTAAATTTATTAAGTAGAAATACAAGACTATTTAGGTTAATAAATGGATTTAAAGTTTGGAATACATAAAAACAATTAGTATATTTAATAAAAACAAAAAACAAAGTTATGAAAAAAGAAACAAAATTTTTATCATTGTATGACTATTTAGGTCATGCCGCTGGAAGTAAACTAGGAGCTGAAGTAGCAACAGCCGCCAAAACAACACTTCAACCGATTCAAACAAGAGATGTAGAGAATCCCAAATTCAAAGGAAAAGTATTACTTTATACTCTTGAATTTTTAGATGGATATTTTAACAAATCTGCAACTTATAGTAATACTTCACAAGACGACGAATTACCATTTTAATAAATAAAATATGAAAAAATACGCAGTATTAAGCCTCTCAGGAGGAATGGATAGCAGCACTTTACTACTCCATTTACTATCAAATGGTTATGAAGTAACAGCTTTATCATTTGATTATGGACAAAAACATAAAGTAGAGCTTGAATGTGCTTCTGATTTAGTAGATTATGTAAATGGAGCCTCACAAAAATATATTGATGGAGATAATGGAGAAGGAGTATATCATAACTTCTTCCTAGTTACCCATCAAATTATTAAATTAGATGGTTTAGCTCAATTACTAAATTCTACATTAGTAGAAGGAGGAGCAGAAGTACCTGAAGGGCATTACGCTCAAGAGAATATGAAGGATACAGTAGTACCTAATCGTAATAAAATATTTAGTTCTATTATTCAAGCAGTTGCTTTATCAATTGCTGATAAAAATGAAGCTAATTGTGTTATGGCTTTAGGAATCCATAGTGGTGACCATGCTATCTATCCTGATTGTACAGAAAACTTTAGACAAGCAGATTTAAATGCTTTTAAAGTAGGAAATTGGAACTCAGAAAGAGTAGATTTCTATGCTCCGTATATGGAAACAGATAAAGCAGGTATTTTAAAAGATGGAGAAACATGTTGTGAAACATTAGGACTAGATTTTAATGAAGTATATAAACGTACTAATACATCTTATAAACCAATTAAATTATTAGTTTATGATAATCTAGGTTTTCAATATGAAGAATGGTTTAGTGATTACAAATCAGCATCATCAGTAGAACGTATAGAAGCATTTTTAAATGTAGGTCGTAAAGATCCTGTTAGTTATGCTGAAGTAATTCCAAACGGAGAAATTATCCCACGCACTTGGGAAGAAGTATTAGTGCATGTAAAACCAATATTAACAAACCATAAAAAATAAAAATGAAAAAAGTACTTTATTTCTCTGCCGGATGGTGCTCAGCATGCAAAGGCGTAACCCAAATTGTTGAACAATTAGTATCAACAAAATCAATCCCAGTAAATCAAATTAATATAGATTATGATGTTTCTAGTGTTGAAGAATATAAAATTAAAAGTGTACCAACAATTGTTATTCTAGAAAACGGAAAAGAAATTAAACGTTATACTGGATCTATTACTTCTAATCAATTACAAAATTTAATTAACGGATAAAACATGAGATATATTTCAACTAAATTATTTGACAATTACTCAGTAGCAATTAGACAGTGGAAAGCTCAACACTCCCACTGTCAATTACTACATGGTTATGCTTTAAAATTTAAAGTATGGTTTGCATCTAACGAACCAGATATAGATAAACAACTTGATGACATGAATTGGATTGTTGATTATGGTGGATTTAAAGATGCTCCTAAAGGTAACGGTTTAAAATCATGGATGGATCATATGTGGGACCACACATTACTAATTCAAAAAGACGATCCGTTTGTAGATGTTTTTGAACAAATGGGACAAATGGGCTTAGCTAAAGTACATTTACTAGATAAAATGGGAGCCGAAAGTAATGCTAAATTAGTTTACGACCATTTTAATTCAGTATTAGCAAAAACAGATGCTGGTAGATGTAAAGTGATTAAAGTAGAGTGTTTTGAAAACGATAAAAATTCATCAATTTATGAAGAACATGGACTATAATAAAGTACAACCAATAATTGAAGCATATGTTTGCGTTCAAACAGAAGGATCAAGAGCAGGTCGTCCTCATTTCTTAGTAAGAACAACAGGATGTACTCATAGATGTTATTTTGGTGAAGGCGGTTGGTGCGACAGCTGGTATACTTCAATTCACCCTGAAAAAGGTACTTGGACATTAAATGCTATTAAAGAACTATTTGAAGCCAATCCACAAATCAATCATTTAATGATTACAGGTGGTTCTCCTACAATGCATCCTGAGTTAGTTGATGAATTAATCAATATAGCTAAGAATATGAGAGGAATGTATGTTACAATAGAGACTGAAGGTTCTCATTTTATTGAAACTAACTATAAAATAGATTTAGTATCTTTATCTCCTAAATTTTTAAATTCACAACCTAAACTAGGAACTAAAACACCAGCAGGTAAAGATGTAGATCAGAAAATGATTGATCAACATGAAAAATTTAGAAATAAGTATGATGTTATTAAGAAAATGCTTGACTATCATTTAGACTATCACTTCAAACCAGTTGTAGACAGAAACGAACCATTTATTTGGGAACAAATAGAAGCATTTATTAAATTACATAATATTCCGAATAACAAAGTTTGGGTTATGCCCGCAGGAGATACGTTTGATAAGTTACAACCAAATTATGCTTATGTAATGGAGGAATGTATTAAACGAGGATATAATTTTACAGGTAGAGCTCACATTGTAGCTTATAATGATTTAAGAGGGGTATAATATGCATGAAATATTACACATAATAGGACTTTGCCCAGATAGTTGGGCTTCCCCAAATCTTATTAATATATTTATCTCAAATTATCAAAGTATAATAAATTTAATAAATAAAGGTTATGAAACAATTAAAAACATTCTTTAAGTACAAATACTTAAGACGCAAAATACGTTTAAAAAAGTATCTTGATCCACGTGGTTTAGATGCCAATGAAAAATTAATTAAAAGCGTACTAATAAAAGTAGTATCTAATCAAGAAAACAATGTACTAAATAATTCGGACACAATTTATATTCAAACTAAAAACAAAGAATATACTATTGTATTATCCAAAAATAGTATTAAAATATCTAACCATCAACTATTTATTGAATCTAAAATTGATGAATATTTTAGAGCAGAGTTAATGGATGTAGTATATTACTACTTAGATAAATTTAAAACAAAAATGGATAGAGAAATATTTCATAACGAAGCAGAAGGACTAAATTTTATGTTAAATCAATTAAATCAAATAAATTAAAAATGGAATTACTAAAAAAATCAAATGGGAACATTTCCCGCACCCCAGAACAAATAGAACAAATGATTGATGAAGCATCTATTCATTATGGTAATTTTTTAAAAGCAGTAGGTTTTGACTTTACAGCAGATAAACAAACAGAAAACACACCTCGTCGAGTAGCTAAAGCATGGTTAAAAGATTTAATCATAGGATCAGTATCAAATGAACCAAATATTACTACATTTCCTAACGACGAAAATTATACAGGTTTAGTAATTCAAAGTGGTATTCCTATCACTAGTATGTGTGCTCACCACAATTTAGCATTTACAGGATTTGCTACAGTAGCTTATATACCTGGAGAAAAAGTAATAGGATTAAGTAAATTAAATCGTATTGTAGAATGGTTCTCAAGACGTCCTCAAATGCAAGAATCACTTACTCAACAAGTACATGACTATATTTCAGACAAAATGGAATGTGAATCAGTAGCTGTAAGTGTAGCTTGTAAACATACATGTTGTTCACATAGAGGTATTAAACATCCATCTACAATGACTACAAATAAATTTAGTGGTGTGTTTATGGAACCAAGTAATATGATTAGAGATGAATTTTTACATGCAATATCTACCAATGGAGCGAAATTCTAAACACCCCGACCCTAAACTGCATAAACAAATTAGTTTTTTAAAATCCGGAATTCGAATAGCAGGATATTTTATCTTGCCGTTCAATTTAGGAGTAGGAGCGGCAGTATTAGTACTATCAGAAGTAATAGGAATAATTGAAGAAATGGTATAATAAAATAAAAGAATATGAAAAAATCAGAACAAATTGAAGAAATTGGAACAGCTATTAGTGAGTGTTTAAATAAGTTATATGAAACTAAAGAACACTTATCATTCAACCTATTTCCTAAAATGTATCACCCGACAGAAGATATTATATCTATACCATTGATTGTTGATGCTAAGAAAATCATTATTACAATCGGTTAACATGAAAAGAACATTAATCATAATATCATCAGCACTTCTAATAGGTTGTGCGACTATTAAGAAAATAGACACTACAGGATTTCGTTCTGAACAAAATACTATTTTTTACGAACAAGATACAGTTGCAACTTTGAGTGCAATCGAGTATTCCATAGACAATGGTAAGTACGTCAAAGAGATGACTTTTAAATTGTTGAATATGAAACATGCAGATAGAGTTCAAAATCTACTTTATTTTGTTCATAAAAGACATAAAGACTGGGAAATTGAACTTGATTACCCTATCACTAACTTTAAAATAAACAAAGGTGAATAAAGAACAACTATACTCAGAGATTGAAAATCTTATTATTACATGGAATATTGATGGAACTAAAACAGCTGGTTCACTAACAAGAGAAATAATTAAATTACTAGAAAGTTATGAATAAAGAACAACAAGAATTAATATCTAAATTATTAAGGGCGTCTCAAGAGATTGATAGAACACCTAAAGCTGAATATATTCATCTTTCCGAAGACTTTATACAAAAACAAGCTGACGAAAAGAACATATCATTTGATGAAATGGTAAAGATTATTGAAAACGAACTAAACCCCAAAACAATAGAAAGTTATGAGTAAAGAACAACAAGAGCTATTGGATGAGGCTTATGAGAATTATTGTATATCCTACAAAGATGGACATGAATTTTATGAAGATGAAGAGGTAAAACGATCATTTACGCAAGTAGAGTTCATCAACAAATGTAAAACATATACAGAGTTCTCTGAAACATGGGGACTAAAGATTGAAGAACGAGAGTTGAGTTTGGAAGAGAGAATGGACTTAATCGATAAAATGCACCTTCGTTCCTATTCTGGTTGGCAAAATTGGAGTGTCGAAGAAATGGAGGATCGAATGAATAACGATTGGAATATCCCAACCCGACTAATTACAGTAACATATAATAATAAAACAATAGAAAGCTATGAGTAAAACAATACCTGTAAAATACAATGACGAAATTGTTGGATATACAACAGACGAAGGAAAGACAATTCAATTTAATGATAGCGATGCATCAAAAAGGGTGAACGAAATGCTTAGTCAAAAACAAACGGTATGGGTTTCATCAAGAGCGATTGGTGAAATTAAAAGTGACAACACGGTTGAAGAAAAAGAAAAGATATCATACGATATATCACACTTTGAAAACACAACGATAAAACAATTGAAAGTTATGAATAAAGAACAAGCAAAAGACGCACTAATTGAAGTGCTAATGAATCAAGTAATGGACTTATCAATGATGTCTAAAATTGAATTAGGTGATGATGTAATCGCTGAAATTAAACGACTAAAAGAAATTATTAATGATCAGACTCATTAAAACACAAGAAGAACTTGAAGCATATCAAAAAGAGGTTCGTAACAGACAGTACGAAACAAATCCTGTGACAGCTGAGTTTGGTGATGGATTTGATAATCTAGAACCTTATAATTTTGACATTGAATATATAAAAATAACAAGAACCGATAATCACGAAATTATAGAACGTATAAAATATGAGTAAAATTACAGACGAAGAAATTAAAAATTACCTATCAAATGGTGGAATGTTAATAACCGTAACCAAAATGGATTCTTATCGTGATGGTGGAACTAAAGTTATTACTTGTAATTATGCAAACCCTATTAACTTTTATATTCATATGGATAAATGGACAATACATTCAAGTTATCCAACAACAGAAGAAAATTTGATTACTGATGATTTCTTAAAGAGATATTTAATTCAAGGAATGAAAAACTATACCCAACGACTTTATGAAAATGTAACAAGAATGGAAGATTGGGTTTATAATATTGAACAATAAATATGAACAACCTAGATAAACACCTATTACCAAAAGACATTGAACCTTTATTTGGACTTTGGGTGATATTTGAACTTAAAAAAATGTCAAAGACTTATCAATCCAAAGTACTTAATGAAATTAAAAACGGAATATATCCAAAAAAATGAACAAACTAAATAAAACATACACAGACCCATTTCTTGGAGAAATAGAACTTTTAAAAGTTGGGGAAACATCTATGAACCTTATGGGCGAATCAGTAGTACATACAATATACATAGACAAATTTAATGGACATTACTATATTGATACTTGGACTACAACAGGGGGTGACCCAATTCCAATGAAGATAATACCTAAACGAGTAATAGATAAAATAATTCAAATAGAAAACGAAAAATTACCAAATGGAAAATAACATAGATAAACAATACACAGACCTACTCCAAGACATCTTAGATAATGGAGTAACAAAAAGTGACCGTACAGGTACAGGAACACTATCAGTATTCGGAAGACAAATACGTCATAAAATGAGTGATGGGTTTCCTTTACTCACAACTAAAAAGATGGCTTGGAAATCAGTAGTAACTGAATTACTATGGTTTTTAAGAGGAGATACCAACATCAAATACCTTGTAGATAATGATTGTCATATTTGGGATGGTGATGCTTATAAGAACTATGAAAAATGGTATAACGAACATTCAGGTAAAGAAGATTATACAGGTTACTACGTTCCAACTAAGGAAGAATTTATTAGACTAATCAAAACAGATGATGAGTTTGCTAAGAAGTGGGGTGATTTAGGTCCAGTATATGGTAAACAATGGAGAAGTTGGGGTGGTGAATTAGTAACAAAGAGAATAAAAGAAGAGGGTAAAATTCCCTACGACCAAAATATATTAGAAGGACAAATAGACCAAATCGCAAACCTAATCAACGACCTTAAAACAAACCCAGACTCAAGACGATTAATGGTTTCAGCTTGGAATGTTGGAGAATTGGATTCAATGGTTCTTCCACCATGTCATTATGGATTTCAAGTTTATACAAGAGAGTTGAGTTATGAAGAAAGATGTGATGTGTTTCAATTTACTACTGATTTCAACAAGGAAACCAGAGAACACCTTAAAGAATTCAATAATGATATTATGAATGACTATAACACCCCAACACGAGCAATCTCT